CCCGTATCCGCATGATTCGTCGCGAGCGCATGGACAAGCTCGAAGTGACGCACGAAAAGATTTTGCAGGAGCTGGCGAAGATGGCCTTCCTCGATCCTGCGGCCTTTTATCGCGACGACGGATCGATGCTTCCGATCAGTAAGATCGATCCCGATGCCCTAGCAACAATTGAAGGGCTCAAGTTTAAGACGGTGGAGCAGGAGACCGACGATGGTGGTTTGACGCGGACCGTGGTGGTCACAGAGATCAAGCACGGCAACAAGCGCCAGGCGCTGGAACTGCTGATGCGGCACCGGGAGATGATCACCGACAAGCTCTCAGCCGACCTGACCCATAACGGCGCCGTCGGTGTCACGGATGACGCAGCCAAGCTGGAGCAGCTGCGGGCGAAGTTTCAAGGCGGTATGAGTGGAACGGCTCGAACTCCCGCCTGACCTGGTGGCGGCGCTGCACGCGGCCCCCTTTGAAGAGATCATCGATCTTTGGCAATCTGTGATTGAGTTGTTTGGCGTCCGGGGCAAAGCGGCGCTCGGTCGGGTGGATCGTTACTACCTCCTCACCGTGTTACTGCACCGCCCGGATGCAATCCATCCCTGGCTGTATGCGCGCTGTCGGGAAGTGGAAGCGGAACCGGATGAATGCCTGGATCTGTGGAGCCGCGGCCACTACAAGTCGACGATGATTACCTTTGCCGGGATCATCCAGGAGATCTTGAAGGATGCGGAGATCACGATTGCGATCCTTTGCTACGTCAAGGCGCTGTCGGCGAAGATGCTGGGGCAGATCAAGAGCGAGATTGAGAACAACGACGAGCTCAAGGCGATCTATCCCGAGGTGCTGTGGTCGGATCCGCGGCTTGATGCGGCTCGGGCCGGGGCGACCTGGACGCAGTACCGCATTGACGTGAAGCGGAGCACGAACCCGAAAGAGGGGACACTGGAAGCGCATGGCCTGACCGATGGCATGCCGACGGGTGCGCACTTCGCCTTACGGGTTTACGATGATGTGGTGGTGCGGGAGAGCACGACCAGCCCGGAGATGATCACCAAGACGACAGAGTGTTGGGAGCTCTCGGACAATTTGAAGTCGGCGCACAGCAAGCGGCGCTGGCATATCGGCACGCGCTACCATTTCGCTGATACGTATGGCTCAATTCTGGAGCGCAACATCCTCAAGGCGCGAGTGCATGCGGCGACAGAGGACGGCACCCCGAATGGCAAGCCGGTCTTTCTCAGTCAGAAGGATTGGGAGCACACCAAGATTACCCAGCGCACCTCGCTGGCCGCACAGATGCTCCAGAACCCGGCAGCGGGGAATGATGCGATGTTCCGCAAGGAGGAGCTGAAGTTTATCGATATCCGCCCAGGGACGTTGAATGTCTACATCATGGTCGACCCGGCCAGTTCGAAGAAGAAGAACAGCGACAGTACGGTGATTGCGGTGATCGGTGTCGATGCGAATCGTAACAAGTACCTGCTCGACGGGCACCGCCAGAAGATGAACTTACAGGAACGCTGGACAGCTCTGTTGCAGATACGGCGCAAGTGGTTGCGGGATCCAGGCGTGCAGGCGGTGCATGTCGGTTATGAGCGCTTTGGCATGCGCTCGGACCTGGAATATTTTGAGGAGTGCATGCAGCGCACCGGGGAATCTTTCCCGATCGCCGAGCTGGCATGGCCACAAGAGGGACCGGGTAGCAAGATCGACCGAATTCAGCGCTTGGTCCCGGACTTTGGGCAAGGGAAGTTCTTTCTACCGATGGCGGTGACGCGGGAAGTAGACGGTAAGCGGGTACCAGCGGAGTCGGCGCGGCAATTGACGATGCGCAACGAGGGGCAAGCCTGGCGGATCTTGAAGCCGGTGGTAAGACGGGATCACGAGGGGAACGCTTACAGTCTGAACAAGGCGTTTCTCGATGAGTATCTGGTCTACCCCTTCAGTAAGCACGATGACTTCCTGGATGCCTGTAGCCGGATTTACGATATGGATTACCAGCCGCCGATCATTGTGAATCAGGCGAGTCTGGAACCAGAGGTTGAGTGATGGAAGTTTTTACAACTCTGATACAGCTACTGAGATTTGGGGAGCGCTCCGGTGCTGCGACAGATGAGCCGGAAGGTAGTCGTTTTATCCAGATATCCGACACGCTGGCTCTGCAAATTGCCGCTGCATTGGAGGAAGAGATCGCCAAGCTGGAGGTTAAGTGATGGCCGAACCGAACGAATCAACCAAGTCCTTTGAGCAACTGGTCCAGGAGATCGACCCGGAGCCGGAAGAGAAGACGGCTTATCGCTTCAGTAATGGCCGCAAGTTTGAAGCTGCGGGCGTACAGGGCGACGAGTGAGGCTGCGTAGCAGTGAATATGACCGCCTGCCGGAGTGTATCAAGGCGATCTATAGCGAAGAGCAGTATTTGTGGCTGTCGGATGACGACAAGAAGCATTTGATTCAGAACGAAACGGAGCCTGAGTGTGAGTGAGATCCTTTACCAGAATGCCGACGGCAGCAGCATGCAGCAGAACCTGGCCGATATCGACCGGGCCAAGGCGATCAGCGAGGTGCTGCAGCGTCATTATCCCGGGCACCATTGGGCGGTGAACGTCAATGGCGAAGGAGGCGTGGCGACGATCAAGAACTTCTCCCTGTCGGGGGATTGGGGCTTTCTGTTGATGTTGTCGGCCTTCTCTGCATCGGAACTCGATAAGCGGGTGGTGATGGCCGGCGGGGAGCTACTGGAGCGTTACAACCTGTCGCGCGGGCGGCGGATTGAGGCGGAGATGAACGCGGTGCGCTTTGACAGGCTCGGGAATGCGGAGTTTTTGCAATGATGGCAACCATGGCGGACGACAAGAACGACGGCTTCTGGCTCAATCTCGCGCGGGATGCCTACAGCGGCAGTGCCAGTTACTTTGACACCAATGTCCGCAACCGGATGATCGATGATATCCGCCAGTTCCAAAGCGAACACCCGGCGGGGTCGAAGTATCACACCGATGCCTATCGTTTGAAGTCGAAGCTCTTTCGGCCCAAGACGCGGTCGGCGATCCGCAAAAACGAAGCAACCTGTGCCAGTGCTTTCTTTGCCACCGAAGATGTGGTGAATGTGCGGCCGATGGATGATAACGATCAGGGGCAGATGGCGGCGGCTGAGATCCACAAGGCGCTGCTGCAGTATCGTTTGACCAAACCGAAGCCACACGGCCTCCCCTGGTTTCTGACCGTGCTCGGGGCGTACCAGGATGCGCAAACGGTGGGGATTGTCGCCAGCTTCCAGGAGTGGGTGAAGAACGATCAGAAAAATCTCGACCGCCCGGATATCAAGTTGCTGCCGGTGGAGAATTATCGCTTTGATCCGGCGGCGGATTGGCGCGATGTGGTTGACTCTTCCCCGTACTTCATCATCCTCTGGCCGATGTACGTCAAGGATGTCAAGGCGCGGATGGCGCGGAAGATTTTGGCGACGGAAGAGTTTGAGAATGACCTGGGATTGATGGAGACACGGGAGATTGAAGTCGAGGACAACGACGGGCGGCCGTGGGCATATTGCAATGACAATGTGATCCTGTCGGCGTCACAGCAGACCCATGACACCATCCGCATGACCCGCGAGAACCGGACGGACAGCAAGAACGCCAATGCGGCGCTGTCGGATTACACGATTGTCTGGGTGCATCAGAACTTTGTCGAGGTCGATGGCCAGGACGTGATGTATTACACCCTGGGGACGAATCATTTATTGTCGTCGCCGGTGGCGGTGACCGATGTTTATCCGCAAGGACGACCGGTGGTGGTCGGCTTCTCCATCATCGAGGCACACAAAACCTATCCGTCGAGCGTGCCGAGCCTCACCCGCGACACCCAGGGGGAGATCAACGATGTTGCCAACCTGCGCATCGACAATATCAAACTGGTATTGAACAAGCGCCATATTGTCAAGCGCGGGGCGCAGGTCGACCTGCGCTCGCTGACTCGCAACGTGCCGGGCTCGGTGACGCTGGCCAACGATCCGAACGGCGACGTGCGCTTTGTCACCACCGATGATGCCACGGCGTCGAGTTATCAGGAACAGGACCGGCTCAACCTTGATTACGATGACCTGTGCGGCGCTTTCTCAGGGTCGAGTGTGGCGAGTAATCGCAAGCTCAACGAGACTGTGGGCGGGATGAGTATCCTCACGGCGCAAGCGAATCAGGTGAGCGAGTATCAGCTGCGCACCTTTACCGAGACCTGGGTGGAGCCGGTGCTGCGGCAGTTGGTGATTCTGGAGCAGACCTACGAAACCGATGAGCGGATTCTGGCGCTGGTCGGCAGTCAGGTCGATCTGAAAAAATACGGCCTTAACGAGATCAGTGACGAGCTGATTATGCAGGATACGATTCTCAATGTCGCGGTCGGGGTCGGGGCGACCAATCCCCAGACGCAGATCGAGCGCTTTGCTTTTGGCATGCAGACCTTGGCCGGGATTCTCGGGCCGCAGTTCATGCAGAAGGCCAAGGCGGAGGAGATTGTCAAGGAACTCTTTGGCAAGCTCGGCTACAAGGATGGCAAGCGCTTCTTCGAAATAGGCGATGAAGAGGAACAGGATCCGCGGCTAGCTGAAGCGATGCAGATGATTGAGCAACTCAAAGCGGCACTGGCGGCAAAGAATCCGCCGGAAGTGGTGGCAGCGCAGGTGGCGAAGCTGGCCGCAGAGCAGGAACTGCTCAGGGAGAAGGCGATCAATGAGCGGGTGACCGCCCTCTTCTCGGCGATGAATACGGCGCAAGTGGCAGTGCAGACGCCGGGCGTGACCGTGGTGGCCGATTCAATTGCCAAGAGCGCCGGCTTTGTCGATCAGGATGGCGCCGCGATCTACCCGCAGAACGTGCCAGCGCAAGCCATCCCGGAAGCAGCGCAGATGGCAACGAATACCTCTCCGAACTTTCCGGCCCGGCCGGAGCAGGGGATGTTGACGGGGATCGAGTCGGGCCGTCCGGCTGACGTTCAATATAATGATGAATTTGTGGAGTAAAGCGATGCTGCGAACGATCTTTGGCAAAATACACCGCTTGCTGATGGGGAACACTCCCGAGACCGAGGCCAGTCTGGAGCAAGTAATTGTCTTTGGCAGTGAAGCGGAGAGTTTTCTCCGTTCGGATTTGGGGCAGTATCTCCTCGACCGCTCGCAAGACGAAATCAATACGGCGCTACTGGCGCTGCAGGATGTGGAGCCGCGGGCCTACGAAGAGATCCGCAGTCTGCAAAACGTGATTCGCCGTAACCAGGACGTGGAACGCTGGATTGGTGAAGTGATTCAGGCGGGGATCGATGCCCGCAATCTTTTGGCTGGAGAAGAATAGGAGCTTATGACGATGGACGCTATCCGCAAGGACGGGTCAGGTAGTGAAACAGGCGAAGAAGGCGGGGAAGCAACGGACCAGGCGGTCCTCTCTCCTCGCGAACTGATGATGCAGGAGATCAGCGACCAGATTGCCGGCCAGCAAGAAGCTGCGGCTGTGGCAGATGCGGATGCAGCCGCGTCTGTAAATTCACCCCTATTACCGAGCGTGCTGGACGATGATCAGCTCGACAAGGTGATGGTGCGGGTGAAGGTGGACGGCCAGGTGGTTGAACTCCCATTATCGGAAGTGACCAAAGGGTACCAGAAGGATGCGGTGGCGTCCCGCCGGCTGGCGCAAGCGGCCGAAGAGCGCAAGTTGCTGGATGCGGAGAAGATGGCCCTGGCAGAGCAGAAACGGCAGATCGAGACAGCCGGCACACTATCCCTGGAAGACGACGGGGACGTGGATGCGCAGGTGTCGGCGATCATGGCGGGACTGGTCGAAGGGGACGAAGAAGCGGCGAGCAACGCACTGAAGTCGATCTTGAAGGGGCGCCAGAGTGCCACCCCGATCGATGAGGAATCATTGCTGGCCAAGGCAGAAGCGCGGATTGAGCAGAAGAAGATCGAGACAGAGAACGGCAAAGCCTGGCAGGAGTTTGTCGAGTCGAACCCGGCCTTTGGCGATGAAACGAGCAAGCAGCGCCAGTATGGCGATTTTCTGTTTGTCTCGGTGTACGGTCCACAAGTGCAGGCCGGCGAGATCAGCTACCGTGAGGCGCTGAGCAAAGCGGCTGAGGATGTGGCCACGGTCTTTTCACCTCCGGTCAATCCACGTCAATCGAAGATCGACCGCAAAGCGGCGATCGACAACCTGCCGGTGGCGGGGGCGCGCTCGGTGCGCACTGTGCCGGCAGCAGAATCAACGGAAGACATCCTCGCCGAAATGCGGCGGGAACGGGGGCAGCCAGTGTAAGGGCTGCTCCATTTAAGAAACCCACAAACCATTGCGGGAGACCGCCTGGAGGTTATTATGGCTGGAGTCGTTTGGACCAACAACGAGGGATATCTCTCGGCAAAGAACCTGGACAAAGAGATCCGTCACGCGCTGCGGCCGGAATGCAAGTTCCGTCAGTTTGCCAGCGTCAAGAACGCGGTCGGCAAGAACGCCGGTGAGACCTATCACTGGAACGTTTACAGTAAGGTAGCAACACAGGGGACGGCCCTGGTGGAAACCAACACCATGCCGCAGACCAACTTCACCGTCACCCAGGGGACGATGACAATTACCGAGTACGGCAATTCCGTGCCCTACACCGGTAAGCTCGAAGCCTTGACCGAGCACAACATCAAGGAAATCATCAATTCGGTGATGAAGGAAGACGCCAAGGAAGCGTTTGACGTGGCGATTGAAGCCAAGTTTAACGCCACTCCGCTGCGGGTCGTGCCGACGGCTGGCACGGCGACTGATTCGGTCGTCCTCACCACCAACGGCACCGCCACCGCGACCAACAACGTCGCGCTGGGCAAGAATCACATCAAGGCGATCGTTGACTTGATGAAAGAGCGCAACATTCCTGTGTATCAAGGGAATGATTATGCGTCGATTGCTCGTCCGACAGTGCTGCGCCAGCTCAAGAATGATTTGGAGAGCGTGCACCAGTATGTGCAGCCCGGCTTCCAGATGATTCTCGCGGGTGAGATCGGCCGCTATGAAGGGATGCGCTTCTTTGAGCAGACCAACATCGCTGCCGCTGGCTTCAGTAATGCGAAGTCGGGTTGGGCTTACTTCTTCGGTGGCGATATTGTCGCTGAGGGTGTGGCGGTTCCGGAAGAGATCCGCGCCAAGATCCCGGACGATTACGGCCGTGGTAAGGGCATTGCCTGGTACTACCTCGGCGGCTTCGCCCTGGTGCATGGCTCGGCCGCTCAGGCCCGCGTCCTCAAGTGGGATTCGGCTGCGTAGTGAACGTGGGGCGGGTTGGTGGAAGCTGACCCGCCCCCTTTTTACAGGAGAAGAGTGATGGCAAAGACATTGGATCGGAGCAAGGACTTTGGCGAGATCTTTGGCGGTGGCCGGGAGCGCTTCGAGCAGGGCGGTTGCTATTTTGATGCGACTGGCCAGGAGATTGTAGCGGCAGCACCGAAGACCTTGAGCAAGAAGGAGCAAGCGGCGGAAGAGGCGCGTTTGGTCCGGGAAAAGGAAGAGGCGGAGCTGGCCGCGGCGATTGCGGCTGAAGAAGCGGCAGAAAAGTCGTTGCTGGATGAACAACTCGACGCACAAGCGGAGGTTACCGGCGAATGAGTTGGTCGATTGATGGCGCGCAAGGGTTTGAGGCGCAGAAGATCAAATATCTGCTGCCGAAGTATACCCGCGGCAAGGTCCTGGAGATCGGGCCGGGACTGGAAAAGGCGTTCCCGCACTTTGTCGGCTATGACTCGGGGCACCATTTCGGCCCTGCGCAGCCGTCGGTCGATGTGATCGGCGATGCCGCTGACTTGGGGCAGTTCAAGGATGAATCGTTTGATGCGGTCTTTTCGTCGCACTGCCTGGAACATCTGGACGACATGGCCGCAGCGCTCGGTGAGTGGTGCCGGGTACTGAAGCCCGGCGGTTTCCTTTGCTTGTATGTGCCGAGTGCCAACCTTTACCCGTTGTGCGGGGAGCCAGGGGCGAATCCGGATCACAAGCATGACATCTATCCAGATGACATTGCAACGATGCTTGATGATTCGCCCTTTTGGTTTCAGCAGGTGGAGTGCGAAGAGCGCAACCAAGGGAATGAGTACAGTCTTTTTGAGGTCTACAAGAAACTGACCACCGAGGACGGGACGGACGCGGACTGCGTAACCATCCCGCTCCAACGGAGCCAGGGGAAGAAGACCGCCTGTGTCGTGAGATTCGGAGGTTTTGGCGATATGTTGCAGGCCGCGGGCGTCTTCCCCCAACTCCAGGCGCAAGGCTTTCACGTCACGGTGATGACGACGCCAAAGGGGCAGGAGGTGCTGCAACACGATCCCTTTATTGACGATTGGTACATCGTTGATACCGATCAGGTACCCAACAATGAACTGCATGCCTTCTGGGCCGCGCAGAGTGAGCGCTTTGACCGCTTTGTCAATCTCTCGGAATCGATCGAAGGGACGCTACTGGCCCTGCCGGGGCGGGTGAATCATGCCTGGCCGCATGCGGTGCGCAAGAAACGTCTCAATCTCAACTATCACGAATGGACGGCGGAGCTGGCCGGGGTGGAGTTTAAGCCCTGCGCCCTCTTCTGGCCGACGGATAGCGAGATCGATGCTGCCCAGCAGCTGCTGACCTGGGAGACTCCGACCTTTAACGTGCTGTGGGCGCTGTCGGGCTCATCGATCCATAAGTTTACCCCGCATCAAGATGCAGTGATGGCGCGGATGCTGATCGATATGCCGGAGGTGAGGATTTTCCTTGTTGGCGATCTCGCCTGTCAGTTGCTGGAACAGGGATGGGAAGAGGAGCCCCGGGTGCTCTGCCTGTCGGACAAGCTCTCGATTCGTGAGACGCTGGCCCTGGCACAGCAGGTCGATCTGGTGATCGGCCCGGAGACCGGGGTGCTGAATGCGGTGGGGATGGAGAAGACCCCGCACAAGATTCTCCTCCTTTCCCACTCCTCGGCGAACAACCTCAGCAAGCACTGGCAGCATACGCAGGCCCTGGCGCCGAGCGATTGCGCTTGTTATCCCTGTCACCAGCTACATTACGGTCCAGAACTTTGTGAAATTGAGCCGGATGGTCCGGCGCGCTGTGCGGTGAATATCGGGGCGGAGCGGATCTATGGAGCGGTGGAGAAGGTTTATCGTAACTGGCAGAAAAGGAGTCTGTGATGCTAATCAGTGAGGTTTTTAGTCTGGCGCTTTACCGTTTGCCGGGGCCGGCCCTTTGCTCGATCTTCGAAGCGGTACGGGAGATTCAAGGGGTGATTGTCAATCGCCTGCTGGCGCAAAAATCCGCAC